CCTCTCGTTAATCAAATCTAATATGTAAGGAGTCAATAATGACTGAAGAAAATAAAGTCGAAGTTGAACTTCACGATGAAGAAATTAACGACATTGTGGAAGAAACTCTCGAAGAAACGACCGAAGTTGTAGAAGGTACAGAAGGCGAAGACGAGTCTATCGCATCTGTAAAGAAAGCAGCTGACGCCGTTAAGAAAGCTCCTGCTCCAAAAACTAAAGCGGGTATGGTTAGTGCAATCAATGCTCAACTGTTGAAAGGTAAGAAGGCGGATATTCAGTCTGCTTACGAGGCAGTTTGTGGTGTTGAAGAATCAGTAGATATGGGTACAGATGAAGTCATCGCTGAAACAAGTGTTGACACTGCTGCTGAACTAGATGCATTAGTCGAGTCTGAAGCCACTCTCAGTGATGAGTTTAAGGCAAAAACCGCAGTAATTTTTGAGTCAGCTGTAAAATCTAAATTGTCAGAAGAAGTTGATCGTTTAGAAACGCAGTATAAGGAAGAATTAGCAGAAGAAGTATCTTCTACTAAAGCAGACCTTGTAGAGAAAGTAGACAGCTACCTGAATTATGTAGTTGAATCTTGGATGGAAAGTAATCAAGTTGCAATTCAGAACGGTCTCCGTACTGAAATCGCTGAAACTTTCATGGACAAAATGAAAGACCTGTTCTCAGAGTCTTACATTGACGTACCAGAGTCTAAGGTAGACCTAGTTGACGAACTTGCTGAGTCTGTCGAAGAGTTAGAAACTAAACTCAACGAAAGCACTCAGAGAGTAATCGAAACTGCTGCTGAGTTGGAAGATTACAAACGTGAATCTGTTATCAGAGAAGCGTCACGTGACCTTGCAGAAACTCAAGTAGTTAAATTGAAGTCACTTGTTGAAGGTTTTGATTTTGATGATTCTTTCGAATCTAAAGTCCAAACAATCATCGAGTCACACTTCGCCAAAGAAGTCGCAAGTAGTGAAGAAGTAGAATCAATTATAGAAGACGCTGACAGTACTGTTGAAGTATCTTCTGTAATGGAACAATATCTTCAAACTATTCGCAAAACAACACCTAAAAGATAATTAATAAGGAATATCCAAATGCAATCTTACGATAATTTAATCGAAAAGTGGGCTCCAGTTCTTAACGAAGAGTCTGCTGGCGTGATTCAAGACAATCACCGCCGTGCAGTTACCGCTGCAATCCTAGAAAACCAAGAGAAAGCAATCTCAGAAGAACGTTCTGCTTCTCAAGGTTTCATGACTGAAAACGCTGCTGCTCCTGCAAACGCAACTGGTTCAGTTAACAACTTTGACCCAGTACTAATCTCATTAGTACGCCGTGCAATGCCTAACCTCATCGCTTATGATGTGTGTGGTGTTCAACCTATGAATGGCCCAACTGGTTTGATCTTCGCTATGAAGTCACGCTACAAAGGTGGTTCTACTTCTAACCGTGAAGCATTGTTCAACGAAGCAGAGACTCGTTTCTCTGGTGACAGTTCTGGTACTCACGATTCAGACAATGCGTCTGGTTGGAATGGAGTTGATTCACAAGGTACTAGACTTTCTAACCTTACTGCTGGTGGTATGCCTACTGCTGATGCTGAAGCACTTGGTCGTACTGGTGGTTCTTCATTCGGTGAGATGGGTTTCACAATCGAACGTCAAACTGTTACTGCTAAATCACGTGCGTTGAAAGCAGAGTACACTCTAGAACTTGCACAAGACCTTAAAGCAATTCACGGTCTTGACGCTGAAACTGAACTTGCGAACATTCTTAGTACTGAAATTCTTGCGGAAATCAACCGTGAAGTTATCCGTACTATCAACTCTCAAGCGAAGACTGGTGCTCAACAAGCAAACGTTACTGCTAAAGGTGTTTTCAATATGTCATCTGATACAGATGGTCGTTGGAGTGCTGAGAAGTTCAAAGGTCTTGGTGTACAGATTGATCGTGAAGCAAACACTATCGCTAAAGAAACTCGCCGTGGTAAAGGTAACGTAATCATCTGTTCTTCAGATGTTGCAACTGCACTTGCTGCTGCTGGTTCTTTGGACTATAGTCCTGCTCTTGCGAACAACCTACAAGTAGATGACACTGGTAATACTTTTGCTGGTCTACTTAACGGTCGCATCAAAGTATACATCGACCCATATGCAAGCACTGACTACGTAACTGTAGGTTATAAGGGTACTAACCCATATGACTCAGGTGTATTCTACTGCCCATATGTACCATTACAGATGGTTAAAGCAGTTGGTGAAGATGACTTCCAACCACGTATCGGGTTCAAAACTCGTTATGGTATGGCGTCTAACCCATTTGTTGGTTCTACACCTTCTGACGGTCTTGCAACTGCTAAGACTAACCAGTACTACCGCATCTTCAAGGTTACTAACATCTTAACCTAGAAATCGGTATAAAAATAAGAGTGAGGTTAACTCACCACATTTTAGAGAGGCACTTCGGTGCCTCTTTTTTTATGTGTAATAAAGTGGTCAATTAACTGGTTAGTTGTTCAATATATTGTACATTATAGTGTATAAATAACAGTGTTCACGATCTGAACAAAGTAGTAAAAGGCGGTCATGTCTATACCTTAAAAAGACGGTATTACCGTTGTGTCTGGTTATCCAGTAATCTAAAAACAGGAGATAGTTATGCGTATCATTGCAATTGCATTCGCATTAGTTTTGTCTGCTTGTTCCACCGTTGATGCAACCATTGACGGTACTGGTGGTATTATTAAAGGTGTCGGTTCTGATGTCTTTGGTGTGACCGCTGGTATATTAGACGTAACATCTAATGTCATTAAAGATGTTGCTGACAAGACTGGAACTGCCGCAACAGCACCCGAAGGGGAACCCGAAGGGGAATAAGTAAGGAGTATGCCGGCCAAGGATGGCACTTAAAGAAAACCCCTCCGAAGAGGGGTAGAGAGAGATTGGAGCGGAGCAGAGGACTTGAACCCCCATCTTTAGGTTGGACACCTAACGTAATCGTTATACCAACTCCGCATTGTTTTTATATAATAACACACCAAACAGTTAAAGTCAAGCCTTCTGAGCGATTTCTTCTACATCGTACTCACCATTCAACTGAGGTAAGTATCGGATTTGAACACGGTTATCCAATGCACCAGATTCATACGCTTCAACAAATTGTTTTGCTTTTAGATATTGGTTAACAATAACATTATCCTTAATCTCACGTGCTTTGATAATATCACTAGGGTTTAGACCAGTCCAGTGTAGAAATACATTGATGTACTTCTTGGTGTTCAGATATGAGTCCATAATGTTTTTCATCAAACGAGAATCATAATCCAAGTCATAACCACTAGAGTCTTTCATTGTACGAACTATCACGGTAGTGGTCGGAGTAGTTTCTTGTTCTACAGTACCTTTAAGTTCGTTCCTTGAATAGATACGAGTCACACCATCAACCTGTCCCAAGTCAAGACGAATCTTATTGAGAAGATTTATGCCTCTCTCGGTAGTAGGACTGAATCCCTGATCTTCCAGTGCGGATTGAATGCCTTTGGGAGTCGGTTCAACATCACCACTATCGACAAGACTTTGTATACTGGACATAATGCCTTGGTCTGTGCGGTAGTTTTTAGTGACTACTTCATCTTCTTTCTTAGCGTTCTCGTTAGACTGGTAAGTTGTTCTCCAATAATTAGCAGACTTTCCGTTAACGTCAAAGAACTCAACAACAGCTGCATAGAAGATTGTTCTGCCTGTGTTTTCGTGAGCCATGTGTCTGTGACCACCAGTGCAGACAGTGAAAGTCCCATCTTCATTTTTCTCTATGACAGGTGGTTCAAAGTATTCGGGACGATATTTGTCTGCTCGAATAACATTTTCCATTAGACTAACTTTACGAGCATTGACGCCCTCTGGTCTATTTTTGTTAGTTCCCAATTTGGACGAAACAATCATTTTCATTGGGATGTAACCCATTTCGATTACTCGCATACCTTTTGCTTCAGGTACGATTGCGTTTAAGGGTTTAGGTCGTAGTGTAGTTTTCGTTTTTTTCATAGCTTTCGCTCTCCATATTTAATTTAATTGTGTAACCTTCAGCGTTCATCGCTTCATGTAAATTACACAACATTTTATCGAATGATATCGATATCGTCTGCGTTTGTGTTCCAAGTCTCTATAACAGAACGCAAACGCCCATCTGCTTTTAGAGTTTCGTATCGATTGGTCGCCTTCTTACGCCACCATTCTGTCACACCCTCAAGACTGAACCTATCAAAGTTATCTGCTTTGACAATAGTATCGGACTCAAGGTTGAGGTACTTCTTCACACTCTCACGGTCATATCCCATGCAAGAGTAATACGAGTTCTTTTGTTGGGTCAGTCCTTTGGCATCAATAAAGGTTTGACAGAACTTGTTATATGCATCCATGTCATATTGTTTCAGTGAGTTCTTGATGATCGACACCATCTTCTGTTGTGTCTTCAACTTACGAGATGAAGCGTCTTTAGGTACAAGAGGTTCACCCCCATTACGTTCAATGAACCAATCACTTAGTCTGCGATAGTTGTCATCGTTAATCAATGGCGCAAAGTTAGAGTCTGTCTGTCCATTACCAATCAATAGAGGTTTCATACCAGAGTACATAGACACACCA